GGGTTTTACGATGTGCTGGATATGCTGACGGCAGAGGATGGCAGTTATTCGCAATTAATCCGGGCGAAGTACATCCGGACTGTATTCCCCGACTCTGCCATCTATGGCGGCATTTTGTTTGTGTCAAGGCGCACTTTCTACCGGATGAGGTCGCATGTTGTGCGGACTTATTCCAATTGTCTGCCAGCTCAGTTTATACGCACTGAGAGAAATGGCACAATCGTGGCACAAAAAACCGCTTAAATGTGCTATATTGGGATCGTGGAGCCGTCCGGAAGGGCGGCTTTAATTATTTCACGTCAAGAGCTTTGACCTGGGACATTTTCCCATTCTGGGCATATAATATAACATCTTATTCTCAGGAGGTACTATTAAATGGATGAAGTAAGCATATCGCCGTGCCCATCCCAAACTACTCAAACGCATGACCATGAATTTGAAGCCAGTACTAAACTGGCTGAAGAGTGCGAAGATAGACACAACCATCGGTTTGCCGGGGTTACAAGCGAAGTAATACCCGTCGATAAGGAAACCCATGTGCATGCTATCTTGACCAATACTGATTTCTTGAATCACCATCGCGAAGTGGGAGTTACAACTGGCCCAAACATTCCGGTATCAGATAAAAAACATGTCCATTTTGTAATGGGTACCACGACAAAGGATGATGGGCACACTCATGACTTTGCCTTCGCCACGTTGATTCAAAAGCCGCTAGTATAATGATTTAGATTGAGAGCCTTCGGGCTCTTTTTCTTTTTCTTTTGGAGGCGGCGCCAGGACTGCAGCAACTGTCACAGGCCACCAGAACCGTGGCTGTTGCCAATAGGGTATTTGTCTAAATTATTTCACGTGAAATATTAGCAGGAAAAAGCTTCCTTTATGCCGAAATATACAAAAAACGGTAAAAGGAGATGGGTATTTATGGCAAAGGTTAAGAATGTCGAAATAAAAATATTGGAGACTGAAGGCTTTGAAGTAAGAATAAAGAATAATGGTAAAGACTTAAGAGGAGATAAAGGAGGCCTTCCTCAATGGCCGGGATTAAGGGCCTCAAGAAATGCTATGACAGTAAGCCAATGGAAGGGAAAATTTAGTAATAAATACCCCGGCTATGAAGTGGATGTGTTAGATGTAAATGGTGAAGTAGTTAGTGGGAATACTCTGCTTGCGACGGTTCGTGATACGTATATAGATGATGATGATGAGAACGGCGTATAATAATGCGTTTTTTTTGTTTAGAGGAGCTTTCGGGCTCTTTTTTATTTCATGTGAAATGTTCTGGGGTGATGACGCCAGAGCCCAGCTAAAAAAGCCGGTGATGTTAGATGCCTGATTTTTTAATATGCGCAAAATGTGGCAGGGAATGTGAAACGTCCTGTACTGCCTTGGATACATTGACTAAAACTTATTCCGGCCTGAAAACGGAGGAAAAGAAAAATATAATAAGTTCCCTTCGGAAAGAGATCGGATTGGTTGACTACGAAGTGGCCGATGCTCTGAGAGTGCTTGGCGATCAAGTTATAACTGCAATGCCGGAGTTGAGTATCATAAGGGACTTCAACATAAAGATCGGCTATGTCAGAAGCTACGAACAGAAGCGAGACAAAGGGAAAATAGTAAATGCCGACTGTAGGAAGGTGAACGGGACATATACCGCTTATCTTCCCTTTGATTTTATAGTGACCTTTTACGAACCCAATATTGATTACATGACTGAGAACCAAAGAAAAATCTTGATGCTGCATGAGCTGAGGCATATCGGGGTGGGTGAAAAAGGTTTCAGAATCGAGGATCACGACATAGAAGATTTCAAAGATATCTTGTATAGGTACGGCATTGACTGGAACGACCTTGACCATGACGTCCCAGACATACTGGTGGGTGGTGATGTTGAAAAAGGCACAAAACGGCACAAACTGGAGACCAAGCACAAAGCAAGTAGCAATGGCCGAACTCCTTCTAAACCCAGAAGATAGGCGCACGAAAACCGAGAAGATGAAAGAGGCTGGTGTGCCACCGAGGACTTTCTATCGCTGGCTGAAAGATAAAAGGTATATTGACTATATAAACAGTAAGCTGGATCAATATACTGACAGTGAACTGTCAGAAGTCTGGAAGGCCCTGATAATGCAATGCAAGCGGGGGAATATCCAGGCCATCAAACTATTTTTCGAGATGAAAGAATTGCACCCGAATACAAAGGTGTGGTGATACCATGGCGAAGTACGCAGTATTAAAGTCATTCTATGCCTCTGAGCGATGGCAGAGGTTCCGCATGGCGCTCATCGCAGAGCGTGGTCCTGTCTGCCAGAAATGTCACAGGGTGATAGGTAATCCGATTGACTGCACACTGCACCACATCAAAGAGTTGACGCCGGAGAATGTCAATGATGTGACTATATCGCTGAAACCTGACAACATCATGATAGTCTGCCATGACTGCCATGACCGAGAACATCATAGGTTCGGGCATCAATCAGATCATGGCGTCTACATCGTCTATGGCCCACCGATGTCAGGCAAGACAACCTATGTCAGACAGTACATGAACCGGGGTGACCTGGTTGTTGATATGGATAGGTTGTATGAGGCGGTATCATTACTGCCCGAGTATGACAAGCCCGATAACCTGCTTAGTAACGTGCTGGGCATACACAATCAACTGATAGATAACATCAAGACAAGGTATGGCAAGTGGTGCAGTGCCTGGGTGGTTGGAGGGTATGCAGACCACTACAAGAGAGATCAGTTAGCCAACAACTTAGGGGCAGAGTTAATCTTATGTGATGTCAGTAAAGAGGAATGCCTATCAAGACTAGAGATGGATGAGGGCAGACGGTGCCGCAAGGATGAGTGGACGAAGTATATCGGTCAATGGTTTGATAGATACACGGTCTAGGCCCCCCCGGTCACGTAATGGTAAATATTACCATAAGACCGTGGAGTTCCCATGGGTTGAGGGCAGACCGTAAATTTTCAAATCGGCTGGAGGAATTTGGAAACATGCCAAAAACAGATGAAACACAAAAAGGCCAGATGAAACAGGACGTATATCAGGCTGAATTGGATAAGTTAACCATCACTTTCAAAGACATCGAGGAGCCAAAGCGGCAACTAGTCGGCGGTCTCATCCTGGATGCTGCCTTTCTCTTCGCTGAGAATTACACACTACGCCAGTCCCTGGCCGAGACCGGCATGGTCAAGGTACATCCAAAGTATCAAGATATTCAAAAGCCGGTCGAATCGGCTAGGCAGTACCTTAAAAATGTAAATTCCTACGCTGTGATTATCAAAACACTCAACGGCGTGTTGTCAAAGAACCCGCTTGACGATGGCGATGATGGGCTGGATGAATTCGAATAAGCGAAAGCGAGGTTTTATTTATGAGTGACTTGTTGAAAAGGGTTGGCAAATTTAAAATAAGCAGAGATTTGCTCAGAGAAGACGGCAATGAGAGCTTATTGAAATTATTTGCAAATACCATAATAGTCAGGGCTGAGTATTTATATCCTGAAGATTCAATTAAATATATAGCGCTATCGCCGTTATTCAGGACAAAAGAAGAGTGTGAAATAGTGCCGGAATATAGAATGATCTGTACTAACATATATACTGGCTCTGACAATGAAGTTGTCGATATTGCAATAACTGCTGAAGAAATAAAATAATGTTTGAACACAATGGTACTCACTCCTGGCTGCTTGAGTATATTTCCAAGTGCAAGTCTGGTGAGATAATAGTTGGCCATGAACTGATGCAGCAGTTGGATATGCTGCTGGAGAACTTCGATAACCCCGACATCAAGATAGACTTTGCTGAGGCCCACAAGCGCATCAAGTTCATCGAAACTCAGTGCAAGTTCTACGAAGCGCCTTTTGCCGGCAAACCTTTTAAGCTGATGCTGTTTCAGAAGGCATTCATCGAAGCTATTTACATCTTTAAGATTTACGATGATGAGGTTGGGCGCTGGGTAAGAAAATACCAGGACATCCTTCTCCTGATCTCCAGGAAATCTGGCAAGACTCCACTGGTCGGTGCCATCGACCTTGCGGAGTTTTTTTGTGGCCCTCTTGGAATTAAAATTCTCTGCTCCAGTAACGACTATGAGCAAGCGGACCTGATGTTTCAGGCCATAGATGCAATGCGTGAGGAATCACCGGCTGTTAGTAAGGTGACCCGGAAGAATATCAAGGGGATATACTTCGGCAACCCGAAGAAACCGAAGCACAGTGGCAAGTTCTCCTACAAGAACAAAGGGAATATTCGAAAGATATCATCCAAGACCGGCGCAAAAGAAGGCCGTAACATCGGCGTAGGCTCGTTTGACGAATGCCATGAGTTGAGGGACGATACCTCAATCATGCCGATCCGTCAGGCCTTATCAACACAGGACGAACCACTGTACTTTGAGTTGACCACGGAGGGCTTTACAAATGATGGCTACCTGGATCACCGAATGATTGAGGCTCGGCAGGTCCTGGACGGCCAACTAGAGCGGCCTCGCTGGTTGATATGGATTTATACGCAGGATAATGAGGCCGAGATATGGCAGGATGAAAAGTCATGGGTGAAGAGTAACCCAGGTCTAGGTACGATCAAGAAGTGGTCATTCCTGCGACGCCTGGTCGAGGAAGCAAAAACAGATAAAGCAACCAGGGCTTTCGTGCTGGCCAAAGATTTTAATATTAAGCAGAACAATGCAACAGCCTGGCTGAGTGATACGGAAATCACCAATGTAGAGACTTTCGACACTGAAGGTCTGCGTGGTTGTGTCGGCATCGGCGCCGTTGACCTCGCAGAAACCACTGACCTGGTATCGGCCAGGATGATGGTCATGCGCCCGGGCGACCCGCACAAATATATGATTCAGAAATATTTCATCCCGGAGTCCAAGCAGACTCTGAGCGATGACCATATGGATTATCTACAGTGGGCCCGGGAGGGATTGCTTGAGATATCGCCCGGCAATGACAACGACTTCAGTCTGATTACTGATTGGTTTGTATATGTGGTTAAACAACTCGGCATCCGGCCATATAAGATAGGCTATGACAACGCCCTGGCTAAATACTGGGTCAAGGACATGTCCGATATGGGCTTCGACATGGAGCGTATTCCGCAGGAGCGACATGTGATGTCCAGTCCAATGAAGTTAGTAGAGGCCGACCTGCGGGGCAATCTGATCAACTACAATAACAACCCAATCGACAGATGGTGTTTGTCCAACACGGCATTCAAAATTGATTCTATGGGCTTGATAATGCCAGTCAAAGTACAAGGGGAAGCCATAAACCGGATCGACGGCGCGGTGACCATGATCATTGCTTACGCGGTCCTCATGCAATACAGAACAGAGTATATGAACCTGGTAAATGGTTAAGGCGGTGATGATTTGAAAAAAATAATCAAATATATCGACGACATTCTCTTCACCCTCGGGGTGATTTCTTTATCTCTCGGCGGGTTTCTGATTTATATCCCAGCCGGGTTCTTTATTTTGGGCATCGGGCTAATTGCATTTGCTCTTATTCTTGCTAAGGCATCAAAGTGAGGTGATGGAAGTTGATACTTGATAAAGTGTTTGGCACTGGCTCGAACAAAGACCTCAATTATGCCATCCTGCCCGATAGCCTTGTGCCAATCTTTACGCAGTATGGCCGTAACATTTATGCATCAGACATCGTGCAAAACTGTATCGACTGCATAGCGACCGAGTGCTCCAAGTTGCAGCCGAAGCACATAAGGAAAGATCCTACGGGGCGGCTTATATCCCTGCAGGGCGATAGTATTAACCGCCTGTTTCGATTCGCTCCAAACCCGGTTATGAACACCCGCGAATTTATTGAGAAAGTCATTTGGAATTATGAACTCAACTACAACGCCTTCATATATCCCGAATACGAAGTCGTTTTTGATTCGCGAGGATTTGCAAGCCGAAACTATACAGCTGTTTATCCTCTTAACCCGTCACAGGTTGACTTTCTGCAAGACCCTACCGGTGCGGCATTTGTTAAGATGTATTTTCTCGGCGGCAAGAACTTCACCCTGCCATATGCCGACATCATCCACGTTCGCAAGAAGTTCAGCGTCAATGATGTGATGGGCGGCGGATACAACGGGCAGCCGGATAATACATCACTCTCAAAAACACTCACCGTTTATGATTCCTTAATCCAGGGAGTAGCCAAGGCAGTTAATGCATCCCTTAACGTGCGGGGTATTTTAAAGCTCAATACGATGCTGGAGGGCGAGAAGCAAGCAGCTGAGAGAGTCGCATTCGAAAAGCAGATCACTGAAAATGCTGCCGGAATTATAACTGGAGACTTCAAAGGTGACTTTCAGCCAATCAGCCTTGACCCAAAGATCATCGATGCGAGCACACTTGAATTCATCGAAAACAAACTGCTGCGGTGGTTTGGCATCTCATTGCCAATTCTAAACGGCAACTACACAGATGATGAATACCAATCCTTCTACAACAAAAAACTTGAACCAATTATTCTCGGACTGGGGCAGGCTTTTTCCAATGTTATGTTTACTCCAACAGAGCAGTCGTACAATCACGAGATAATTTTCTACCCACAAGACCTTAACTATTTATCCACTGCCTCAAAGATCAGACTGCTTGAGATTGTGGGAGCGCAAGGGCTTTTAACCGATGACCAAAAGCTAGGGCTACTCGGTTATCCACCAGTGGCAGATGGGACAGGAAACAGGCGTACGGCATCATTGAATTTCATTGACATTAACCTGGTCAATGAGTATCAATTGGCTCGTGCAGGGATAGATAGTCAAACACCAAACACAGGAGGGAATGAAGATGGCAAAAAATAAACTCCCCGAAAAAGGCCGGCATGAAACTCGTGCATTCGCAACACCTGATCTACAGGCTGTTCCAGAGGGCAATATACTGGAAGGTCATGCTGCTGTATTCGGGCAAACAATTGATATGTGTGGCTGTTGGACTGAAACAATTGCAAGGGGTGCTTTTGACAGGACAGATTTTACGAATGTCAAATTTGATGTGAACCATAATTTATCCAGTGTGCCACTTGCTCGGAGTCGCAACAATAATGCAAACTCAACATTGTATTTGCAGGTAGATGACCAGGGGCTTGCTATCCGGGCTTCCCTAGATGTCGAGAAAAATGTCGATTCTCAGGCGCTTTATAGTGCCGTTACTAGGGGTGACATCAGTGGAATGTCCTTCATTTTTACTGTTAGAACAGACGAATGGACGGATCTTGATACTGACATGCCATCTCGTGCCATTACAGACATAGCGCAAGTCTATGAAGTATCAGCGGTATCCTTTCCGGCTTATGACGGAACTGATATAAATGCTCGTGACGCATCGGCACTGGATGGTGCTAAAAAGATACTGGAGAGTATCCGCGCCACAAGGCTGGAGAGCCTAAGCGAGCAGAGAAGTAACCAGACAGATGAGAAGAAAGATACGCAGACAGATGTGCTTGAGCTTGAACGGCTCAAAGCTCTGATTTTAATGAGATTGTAGGAGGGAAAATCAATGACTATTATAGAAATTATCGCCCAAAAAGAAGCGAGAAAAAGGGAACTTGTTGTAAAGCTGGCTAGTGCCGCAACTGTAGAGGAAATTCGGAGCATAACCCTTGACGCTGCGAGCATTGATACTGAAGTCACTGAACTACGTGCTGCTCAAGACGATGCCGCAATCGAAGCAAGGAAAAGCGCAGAGGTTCTGGCCGCTGCTTCCAAAGGTGGAAGAGTGATCCTCGACCCGATGGGTACGTACCACATCGGTGAAGATCGTTCAGTAGTTGACAAAATTGACACCATGGAATATCGTCAGGCATTCAAGACTTTCATGCAGACCGGCAATATGGTTGCTGAGTATCGTGACACCACTGGCGCTGCTGATGTTGGTTACGTAATTCCTCCGGTTGTTCTAAACGAGATCATCCGCAAGCTAACTGTCTATGGTTCTCTTTACAACGCTGTGCGTAAACTCAATGTTAAGGGTGGCCTGACCATTCCGCTTATCACCTTGAAGCCTGCTGCTACATGGATTGCTGATGGTGGGACAACTGTAGCATCTAAACAAACCGTAGGCAGCGTAACGTTCAACTATTATGGTCTTGAGTGCAAAATTGCAACTTCACTCATCGTTGACATTGCATCCATTCCTGCATTCGAAGCAGCTGTTGTTGAATTGATTGCTGAGGCTATGAGTCGTGCACTTGATGTTGCAATCGCCAATGGCGTAGGGTCTGGCAGCAATCAGCCTCTTGGAATTACCACCGATACGAGTATTGCTGCTGGCCAAAAAATCACACTTCTATCCACTGAATTTCCACTTTATTCTTCATGGGCCAAAAAGGTATTTGCGAAAATGCCTGCTGCTTATAAGGCTGGTGCATCCTTTGTTATGGCGAATGGCACATTTGAGGGTTATATCAACGGCATGGTCGATACAACCGGTCAGCCTATTGGGCGTATCAACTATGGTATCACTGAAGGCCCGCAGGAAAGATTTGGCGGTCGTTCAGTTCTCATCGTCGAGGATGATGTTGTAAAGAACTACGATGATGCTGTTGTCGGAGACGTTGTTGCTATTTATGGTAATCTCAACAACTATGCTATTAACTCCAACATGGCATTGACTATGTACAGATACCTTTGGCAAGAGACCAACCAATGGATTGATAAGGGTATTCTTATCGTTGATGGTAAGGTTATCGATCCATTCGGCTTTATTCTTGTCAAGAAAGGCGCTTAATTCTATTAATCCAATGGGGACGGTTAATTCCGTCCTCTCATTTTTTAACCCGTACGTTTAAGGCGGTGATAACATGAGTATCCTTACAAGCCAGGAAGCAGCTGATATGCTACGCCTGCCGAACGCGGACGACTACCCGCAACTCAGTATCCTATTGCCCTTTGTCGATGACTACATCGAAACATCAACCGGCCATGATTGGAGTGCCGACACAAAGATTGATCCGACAGCGAAGATGTTGGCCTCCGCATTGATTGTTAGATGGTTTGATGATCCAGGTCAGGTTGGCAGTGTATCAGATAACGACATTGGGGTTAAGAGTCTGGTTGGTCAACTTCATGCTAAGGTTCTACAGATGGTGACGTCATGAGCAAGGTTAGTGTTGGTCAATTAACTCACAAAATCATTATCAATTACAATGCACAGCCTGATCGTACTGATACCAATGGCAACCCTTGGCCGGACTGGCAACTACTTGTCACTGCGTATGCGAAGAAAGCTATGATGAAGGGTTTTCTATATTTTCAGGCGGCAGCCGTACAAGCGGAGGATGATGTTCTGTACACGATCCATTACCGTGAAGATATTAGGGCAGGTATGCAGATCCTAGACGGCTGGGAGACATTAGAGGTTAAGTTTCCAGCTTTTGATATTGATGGCGGCAGGCAATGGATTGAGATCCATGCAAGGGCGGTGCTTGTAAATGGCGGTTAACATTGAGATGTCAGGCATGGACGAACTGCTTGCAAAGGTAGAAGAGATGGGATTAAAAGTCTCTAAAGTTGAAGGAATTGCACTCAGAGCCGCAGCCGAACCAGTCGCAGCAGATATGCGAAGTCTTGTAAAATTCAGTAATATAAATGAGTTGCACATCAAAGACGATATACAGATTTCTAATATTAAGACTGAGGCAGGTGTTAAATATGTAGAGGTTGGTCCTATAAAAACAGCTTGGAGAGCCAAGTTTCTGGAATTCGGTACAAGTAAAATGACTGCAAAACCTTTTATGAGTCCCGCATATGAACGCAATAAGCAAAACATTCAAAAAATAATACAATCCTCTATTGAGGGGGCGCTGAAGGAATGAACTATAAGAAAATAATAAAAGATGCCCTTAACCCATTAAAAATCCCATTGTTCTTTCAGCACTCTACCTCAATAGTTTTCCCTTATATCACTTATTCTTGTTATAACGAGCAGGGCGAAGGCAAGGCAGATGATAAGCAAGCTGCAATAGGATATTATGTTCAAGTCGATATTTGGAGCAAGACGGGAGACTATGACACCCTAGCCGGTCAGATAAAGTCTGCAATGATCGCAGTAGAATTCTATGCTACGATTTCACAGGATCTCTACGAGGACAACAGCAAGATATTTCACAAGGCGATGCGTTTTGTTTGTGTAGAAGAAATAGAAACGGAGGGATAGATTATGCCGATAAATGCAGGGACAGCCCCGGTTGTAGGCTTAAAAAATGTTGTCTATGCACTGCTTACGAAAGATGATGCTACTGGTGTAGTATATGGTCCAGTTAAACCACTGGTAGGTGCTATGACTGCCAAAATAGCACCCAAGGTTAGTTCGACACCAATTTCATCTGATGATGCAGTCAGCGAAATGGTTTATTTCACAGGTACTACCTCTATCGAATTTCAGCAAAAGAACATTCCACTTGAAGCACAGGCAGAAATGCTGGGGCATCAAATTGTTGCC